CAAATAATCTAAATTGATTGGTTTCTTACGTTGCATTTGTTTGTTACTCATCCCAAAGGGAACGGGGTTGGAATTTTTTCTTGCTCTTGGCATATCAGGTATAACGTGACAGGTTTGCGTTAGGGTGTGCTTTTTGTACTTTTTGCATCACCTCTTTGAATCCATCCGATTGTTTGGGTTCACCATATATAGTTCCTCCAACACCAGCCATCCAATCTTTATCCCAGTCGGGATTATCTTTTCTCCATTGTTCATAGTCCTTCATGGACATGTACATTTCTTGTTTCTCACCAGTCTTGGTGTTAATTACTGCGTAGGTAGGCATAGTTATTCAATCGTAATAGAAGGGGCATCAACACACTCAGGGCATTCTTCTCCACGTTCCCAACCCATTGCTTCAGCAACATCAGGATACTGGCAGCAGAAGATGCATTTAATTGCTTCAGCAACCTCTCTGTGCTCCTTCTGTGTGCCGTTTCCAGAGCGTAGTTCCAGATAATGCAACCATGACCTTACAGAACCCTTCATGTAGATTCTAGTGGGCGTAGCGAGCGGGAGAACGAATCTTGCACACTCCTTAGCAACACCCTGAGAGAGCAATGAATCATAAAGTTTCTGAGCATTGTCAAAGTGTTCTTGAATTTTTGTTTGCATTCCAAGTTTAACATAATCACCAAAATCATCAATAGAGTTCTGACGATTCTTTGTATCTTGACGACGAAGATCTGGGATCATCGGTCTATCTGCAAGAAGTTTCGTATCAGCATAGCGTTGCGAAAATTCCTGATATGTAAAGGACCTATGACGAAGAATTTGTGCTGCGATACCTCTTGTAGTATTGATCTCTACTGTCATATCTGCTTGCTCAAAGATACTCCAGTGACCTTCACGAATACAGTAGCGAAGAAGACCAGCAGAACTATCAAAGTTTTTTTGATTCGCTGGATTACTCACACGGGCATTATATGTAATAACTTCTTGACCTGATTTACCCTGAAGTTCTCCAGCACCAACTGTGACGGCAATCAGTTTAATTAAAGGCTTCATTTAATTCCAAACTGGGACAGAGTTATTCTAGCAATAAAAAAGGGGGGTGTCAAGCCCCCCCCCCACTTTAATTATTTTTTATATCTATCTTACATTCCTTTGGTGAAATTTGTTTTAACTCCCATATTAAATCATTCTTTGCTTGTGCTGGCATATCTGTTTTATAGATTCTACCAGCAATCAACTGCGCCTGAAGACAGGTTAGAATGAGTGCTTCCATCTTTCCAAAGAGATGAACGTATTGTATATATTTATTTTGATTGCACCTTAATACACAAAAATTAATCCTTTCTTAAGGTATTTAAATGTGATAGAACACAATCCCTAACGGACATTAATTCATTATAGCATTTCTGATCATGAGCTGCTTGACGCAATTCATGATCAGGTTTATAAACACTTTCTATGAATAAATCTAGACCACGATTCCATTTTTCTTTATAAGATTCTTCAGTCACGTTGTCTCCAGTCATCGGGTTTGTCCTCTGTAAAAAAATCTATAATATCATCTACACTATCAAATCTACGAACACCCTTTGATTCATGTCCGATACCACCAATATCAAGTTGATTTAAAAAATCATCTAATCCCCCCTCTTCCATCTCTGGATTAGCAGCACGGCGGCGGGCTTGTCTTAAGATCGTTGCTGCAGATCTATTTGAGTTTGCAAGTTTTTCTGCCCAAATCATATCAGATAGTTCAACTGGTTCACCACTGATAATTTTTTCGCAGATTGCTTCTAAGCGCAAGCGATATTGTGTTGAGAGCATAGTTACCTTTTCTTTTTCTTTTCTTCTGGAGGTTGATTGCCATAGAGTCTTGGATTTACTCTACCTTCTGTTTGTTTGAAAGATTTAAAATCTCCACGATAATGATCCCAATAATGATCAAAGATATCCAACTTCTTATTACATTGAACAATATCGTACTTAATCACTCCATCAATTTCATACGTCACAATATATGCAGTATATGGCAAAGTTCTATCCTTCGCCAATTCTGGATCACAATCCTGATAGAGGATTTTTACAGTCAAGAGCGACCTCCCCAAGTGATTTGAGGAAATGCTTCAGACACAACATTCTTAGTAATTTTATAACGTTTACCAAGTTGTTTATCTTTTGTGAGACAAACAACCTGTGCTTCATCCATATGAAGACCTTCAAGCATACGAATGAACATACCTTCCCTATGAACCTTACTCAAGGAATCATTACCACCTTTCACAAAATGATAAAACAATCTTGATTCATGTTCCAAAACTGTATGTTCTGTACCTACAGGAGCTTCATTGGGAGTATAAGGTACTTCTCCAGAAGGAATCATAGACACAACACTTTCATCAAAGTTCCAGATTAAAATGGAACGAAGAGTTGGTGTATTATGTTCTTGTAAAATTTTAATTTTTTCTGCTTTAGTCTTTGCGTTACTAACTTTTTGTAGAACTTCAGAGATTAACAATTTCATTTTTTCAACCAGGGTAAATTACTATTAGAAAAACAAAATTCAGTCATCAGATCATTCAGTTGATATTTTCTGAAATACTCTAGTGGTACTGATTTCTTTACAGTATTTAGAGAATCATAATAAGTAATGATGTTATTCTCAATATACTCAGGAATACAATCAAAGTCAATAAGAGTTCTATTCCTTTTAAAGTTTTTATATTGTTCTTCTGTACAAATATCATAAGGATCATTGACCATGAAACTGGCAATGACTTTTTTACTCAAAGGTTTCTGACGTTGATTCGTCAGAAAAGTATCATCAGGTGATAAAAAGTTAGGTATTCCGTCAGATCTGTCACCTTTAACTACATGCTCATTCAAAAATTCTTTAACTTCTTTACGAGTAAATTTAATAAACTTTTTGAGGATAGGATTGTACTGATGTACAAAAGGATACTTCTGAAGTTGAACAAAATCTTTGTCTCCAGAAAGAATTAAGATTTGGTCAGAACTTCCATTCTGATAATGACGCTTACACATGACAGAAATAATATCATCTGCTTCGGCACCGTCTACCTCAATAACTTTATAGGGAAATAATTGTTTGATCTCATCCCGAATAGCATTCAAACACCCAAAAATAGTATCCCAATCAAGACCAGATTTTTCCCGATCTTTTTTGCGATTCTGTTTGTAGTAAGGGAATACTTCCCTACGCCAGTATCTGCGAGAGTCATAACATAGAACTAATTCACCGTAAGTATCGGAAAACTTTTTCTCGTAGGACCTGATACTATTCAGTACCATATGTCTCATAAAGTTTTCATTCAATTCACCTGATGACTTAATTTGTGCCATCAGATTTGAAATCATAGTCTGATTCATATCAACCAGAATCATTTAATCATCCTCCTCATCTTCATCTACTAAAAATCTTACAGAGTACAGTTCAGAATTAATTGGGTTTCCATTATCATCAAACAATTCAGGATGATCTGACAACCTGTTCCTTGAAGTGGCATTCTCAAAATATTCTCTACCAAACCACCCAAATACAAATCCCAAAATTCCAAACATTACAATTAAGAATCCCGAGAAAAAGAGGGTTACGGAAATCATTTTATTTCTCCTGATTGTTTTGTTACCTTAAACCAAAATGTGAGGTGGTAACGGATTTCTTGTTTACCTAACTTTAAAACTCTTTCGGAGGAAATTTTAAAATCAGGATCATAAGATTTCCTCCCTCGTAACATTGCTTGTACACCTTTATTTATTTGCATTTCTTAAATGTCTCAATGTTGATTTGATGTCTCCCGTGTATTCTTCATCAATATAAACTTGAGGAAAGTTACACCTTTGAATCAGAGGAACACTAGGTTCCATTTGAATATATTCAGTAAAAGAAATTCCATCACCTTCTTCTCCCATACGAAGAACTTTAACTTCCTCATATGAAATTCCAGAGGTGTTTAGAATTTCTTTAAGAACATTACAATATGGACAATTATTGATGCTGTAAATCTTTACTACCATTCTTCAACTCATAATAATATTTTAAAAGTTCTTTATCAGACATTTGGTTATAATAACCACTATAATATCGTGAGTTTAGAATTGTAGGATTTTCATCATACTCATCAAAAAGAATGAATTGGATTCTTTTGATCAAAGAAGTGCGATCCATAGCGGTGTACCTCTGTATTGTGTTCTTATTTATTCTACCTCACCGACCTCCGTTGTGTCAAGCTCTAGATTTGCAGAGCGATCTAATTGCGATGCAACCACCAGAGGGTTGCGTAAAAGGTTTTTAAATTCTTTAGTTTTTCTTTGAAGTTGCTGAGCAACATTTGTATTTTTAGATGTTTGCTTTGGAGTTGGTGCGAAACCTTTGTTCATTTTCATTATTCGTGGCGTCATTATTATAGCGTGGTTTTCCTGGTCTGTAAAGTTGCGGCCATGTATCTCTTATAATTTCTGCAAGTTTATAGGGAGTGTTTTCGTTGATCATAGTTAATTAAAGATTAAAAAACCACCCCTTTTGGGGGTGGTAGTACTCATGATGTGAGTGATTATTATCCAATGGCAGGTGCTGTGAGGGCAACAGGAGTGCTATCAGCAGCAGCCAGATCCAGTGGGAAGTTGTGTGCGTTACGTTCATGCATAACTTCCATTCCAAGACCAGCACGGTTCAGAACGTCAGCCCAGGTAGGAATGACACGGTTCTGACTATCAGTAATAGACTGATTAAAATTAAAACCATTCAGGTTGAATGCCATGGTGCTAACACCAAGAGCGGTGAACCAGATACCAACTACAGGCCATGCTGCGAGGAAGAAGTGCAGTGAACGTGAGTTGTTGAACGATGCGTATTGGAAGATCAGGCGACCAAAATAACCGTGAGCAGCGACAATATTATAAGTTTCTTCTTCTTGACCAAATTTGTAACCATAGTTCTGACTTACTTCTTCTGTGGTTTCACGAATGAGGGAACTAGTGACCAGAGATCCATGCATAGCAGAGAAAAGAGAACCGCCAAATACACCAGCCACCCCAAGCATATGGAAGGGGTGCATGAGGATATTATGCTCCGCCTGAAAAACAAGCATGTAGTTAAATGTTCCACTAATGCCGAGCGGCATACCATCAGAGAAGGAACCTTGTCCAAAGGGATAGACGAGGAAAACTGCAGTAGCAGCAGCAACGGGTGCGCTGTAGGCAACAAAAATCCAAGGACGCATACCCAGTCTGTAAGAAAGTTCCCATTCACGACCCATGTAGCAGAAGACACCGATAAGAAAGTGGAAGACCACCAGCTGATAAGGACCACCATTATATAGCCATTCATCAAGTGACATTGCTTCCCAAATAGGATAAAGGTGAAGACCAATAGCATTTGAAGAAGGAACAACAGCACCAGAAATGATGTTGTTACCATACATGAGTGAACCAGCAACAGGTTCACGGATCCCGTCAATATCTACGGGAGGTGCAGCGACAAAAGCAACAATGAAACAAATAGTTGCTGCGAGTAGGGTAGGAATCATAAGAGTTCCGAACCAACCAACGTACAAACGATTATTGGTTGATGTTACCCACTCACAGAATTGTTCCCAAGTATTACTTTCTCGCCTTTGAGCGATTGTAGCAACCATTGAATAACTCCGTTTAGTGTGTATAAAAGTTGTTAAGAAATGTTTCCATCCCTTAACATTTATTTATCATACCACTTCCGAAACCCCTTGTCAAGCCTTGATTCTTGAGTATTATTACCTATCCGTATTGATCTCAGAATCCATTGCATCCATGAATGCTGCTCGCTTTTCCCATCCATCTCCTTTAGTGGTTCCTTGAGCAGGATTTATACATGTATCATCACCAAACTTATCGCATACTAAACTGGCAAGTTCTGTTTCGTTACCAAGTTTATTTGTACCCGACCAGTAATGCTGATTACCTATCCAACATGCACCGCATTTAGGACAGGTTTTGGTATTTAATTCGGACATTATTTTAGTAAATAAAGTTAATCATAATGTATCCACAGATTCATGATGTGTCATCTAATACATTACGAATAGTTAATAAAACTCATCAATATATCCCCTTCCTTTCGCACCTGATCCAGATAGTATTTTCCCCAACCGATGTTGCGCCACTCAGTTGTACCATTTTTTTTTAATATTAGAACACTTAAGTATCTCACAATAAAAAAATACCCTCCGTAGAGGGTATTTAGGTAATTTATAACGTTCTTTTAGATTTGTTTTGAATTACAATAAATTTATCTTTAGGAAGAGTTCCTGCAATTTTGACTTCAAGTTCATCATTGTTAGACCAGGAACCAGATTGAATTAGTTCTTGAAGGGCAATACTAAGTTGCCCTAACATACCAGCACTCATCAAAAAATACCAGGAATAATTTGACCTGTCATCAGATAAGAACCAACTCCAGCAACAAAACCAATCATTGCCAGACGAGCGTTGAGGATCTCAGCCTCAGGGGTAAAACCGAATTTCATTTTGTTTCTCCTATTAATTAAAGGTTTTCTTCTTGTTCAGTCAGAATAACACAATCTGACTTGGGGTAAGCGACACAGAGAAGAGCAAATCCCTCTGCCATTTGGTCATCATCAAGGAACGATTGTTCCTCATTATCAATTTCTCCCGAGATTACTTTACCAGCACACGAAGAACATGCACCAGCCTTACAAGAATAGGGAAGGTCTACACCTGCTTCTTCAGCAGCTTCAAGAATGTATTGGTCTTCAGCACACTGAATAGTTTGCTCAGTGCCATCAGGGGAACGAAGAGTAATGGAATAGGTCATTAGTAAGTTTCACAAAGTTTTTCTACGGATGCTACCAACAGTACGAAGAAGGCAACTGAGGTCATTGTAAACGTAAGTTCTGCCATTGTCAATCAATTGTCAGAAGATGCCGAAGAAGAGCTTGCCAGTGCCAATATAAGAAATGAGACCAGCAATAATACCGACCATTGCCCAGCGTCCATTATACTTCTCCTTATATTCGTTGGGGGTATCCATACCATAGTTGTGGTAATACATGGTAGGTTCTTTGGCAAACATATTCTGTTGCCCATACTCATTGGTTGTAACAGTCATTGATTTTGTAACGAAACTTTACATAGTATATAGTAAAAAAGGGGGGTTTGTCAACCCCCCAATGTTTTTGTATCCTGACAAACTAAGTATTAGTACTTATGATATCAGAAAGTATAACGAACTTTGAGTTCACCACTGTTATCCAGGACATCCGCATCTGTAAGATAGTTGCCCTCATACTTTGCTTTAAGCGAAACCTTTTCACTTAGAGGAACTTCAAATCCAAGTTCAACAGAAGCAGTGGTTTGATCGCCACCTTGATCCTCCCAGATATATCCAGGACCAATTTCAGCGTAGATAGAACCAGTTCCAACTTGCCAAGTATTTCCTACACGAACAACAGTTGAAACACCAGAGTAATCGGTGCCATAAAGACCACCATTTGTAGTAGACTCCACATAAGGAGCTGCCATAGCAGGTGCTGCCATCAGGGGGAGAGCAGCAAGAGCAATCATTTGTTTCATAAAATTTTTAAGTAAAGGGTAAGTGTCCAGAAATTGAGGACATGGTAATCTTAACATCCTTTTCACAATTCTGTCAACTAAGGGCAGGTTAAGATTTATTTCAAAAAGTTATTCCGATAATTTTATTACTATCAATACAATAAACACTTCCAGATATAGAAATAAAGTTTGAAAGTGTTGAAAAAGAATGAGTTTTTTTCACCCAATTAATTCCATCAAGAGATAAAGCCAATGCATTATCTCCACTAATATAATAACAAATTGTACCGCCAATTATGAATGATCCAGCTCCTCTCATTTGAAAATCTAAATTAGTATAGGAAACATTAGTCCAAGTTAATCCATCAGTTGTTGTTCCTAATACATTATTATCATTACACAACCAATATCTTCCATTAAAATATTCTAAAAATCTAACTCTTGAAGAACCATTTAAAGAGATCCAATTTGATTCTGTCCATGATGATGCGTCCTGAGATCTTGCAACACTTAACATAACACTACTGGAACTTGTAGTCATGGCAAACATATATGCAGATGCATTGTTCAATCCCGATGTAGCAATTGCAGTATCGCCAGAGGTTCCACTTGGATAAGTATAAGAAATACCGAAATTGGTTGCATCTGTAGATTTTCTCACACAGTTAGTTGCAACCCATGATCCACAACCAGCAACCCATTCATTTCTTGTGGCATTATAAACCATATAGGAAGATGTAGATCCACCATTGCCACCAATAGCACAAGAAGACCAATTTACAGCATCAGTTGACCTATTAATACTTCCATCATTTGATCCACCAAAATTCAAATAAACACCACCAAGATACTTTACAGAATAACGATAAGGACCTGCAGTGGTTACAGAACTCCAACTTGTATAAGGAGATGATGCTCTATAAATGTAACTAGTGGATGGAGAATAAGAATACACCATCAAACTTCCATCAGTAGTCAATGAATAAAGTTGTGTTGGTGGTGTAGTATTTAATGTATATACTAAGGGACCATTTATGAGTGATAGAGATGTAGATTTAAATCCATATGCTCTTGAAGATGCATTTATCAAACCATGAATTCTTGGCATAATTATGCAAATTTAGTTTGTGATCCAAATACAGTATATGTATTGGGAAGTGTTTTTACAATACTATATGTCCACATATCAATTGCGTTGACACTACCAGCAGTCGGTGCAGTTCCTCCCTGCCATATTACAGTTCTTGAAATTCCATCAATTAAAAATGGTGATGGTAAATATCCCGTAGAACCATTGGTAACCATAATTGTTATTGTCAATGCCTGCCCAATTGAAATTATATTATCAAGAGGTGTTGTTGCATCACCAGTAATATTCAATCCCCAACTAGCGTTTACTCCAGCAGCAGGTGCTGAAGTATAATAATATAAAGTTTGTGATAAAACATAAAAAGGAATAGTTCCAAGGGGATAATAAGGATTTATTGTAATCGGTTCATAAATTTTTGAAGTAATTAAAGAGGGAGTGTTTAAAATATTTGTATATAAAGTTCCTGTGTTTGGATTAAAAGTTAATTTAGGAGAAGAAATTTTTATTGATGATAATGTTCCTGTAGTTGCAGTAGATAATGCTGGATAATAAGTAGTATTTGTTGATGTATCATCATTAATAACAGCACCAGCAGCAGAAATTGTTACCCAACTACCATCACCTCTAAGATAAGTACTATTATTAGCAGTACCAGTACCTAAAATAGATGGTGAAAGTAAACCTGTGGAAATATTTGATGCATTTAATTGAGTTAAGTTTGAACCAGAACCAGAAAATCCAGATGCAGTAATTGTTGTAGATCCAATTGATATTGAAGATCTATTAATATCTACAGAACCAAATGTAGATCCACTTGCAGTAATAGTTGTTGCAGAAATATTAGTTGATGAAATTGAAGTAGTAGTAATTCCACTTTGAGTAATTACAGTATTTCCACCAGTAAAATTAATATTTTTATTTGGCGATAGATCAATTCCTTCAGATGCTAAAACAGGACCATCAGCATTTTTATTTAAAATAATATCTGCCCTTACTCTACTAGCCATTATATTACCAAGTTAAAGGAATTCTTTTCCAAGTATTAGTACCAACACAAATATAAAGATAACTAGCATCCCAGCAAATTTCTCCTGCCTCACCAGTAGAATTTGAAGATGCAATAGTTCTACTGCCAAGAATTTTAAACTTCTTTCCAGAAGCAATAGTTAAACCTTCAATGGCAACAGGTGCTCCTGTCTCTGCAAAATTTACAATTTCATCTACTTTAAGTCTTGACATTATTGATTACCTCGTGGATAAAGTTGACCGCCAGATGGTCTTCTAGGAGTAGAATATGAAGATGATCTAGTTGTAATACCAAGTATCAACCCCAATTCATTTGGTACATATGGTTGATTATTTCTATCCAAAGAAGAAAATGTAGGAGTTATTAATGGGGTTGCTGTAGTTGGTAGAAAAGCACCATCAGAAAAAGTTTCAGCAGTCGTGATCGCTGGCATGAATGTAGTTGAAATTGAAAAATCAAAGTTTGCCATTAGGTTGTCCTCGCGCAGAATGCAATTCCTTTAGATGTATTGTTTGTAATATTATCAAATGTTGTTTGATTTGTGCTGTATGCAACTACAACAATCTCATAAATTTCAGAAGGACTTACTGTAATTGTATCACCTACTCTAAATGCCGTTGCTCCTGGGGTAACTGCAAATGGAATTACAGCAAAATCATCAGGAAGATAATAAGGAACTGGAGCGAGACCACTATTAATTGGAAGTCCTTTAATTGGTCTATAATAATTGGCACCAGAACTTACACCAACAGTTCCATATTTGTCAACCGCAGAATTTCTATAGTAGGGTAAAACGGAATTTGTAGCACCATAATAAACACTATCATTATTTTCATTATCACTGAATATATTATTTTTAATAGTCATTGAAAGTGCAGACGAATATGCATCAGTAGCATCTCTGTAATAACCATAGAAAGCTTCTCGTTTAGTTGAAGAACGATCATCAAGATTTTCTTTAGCACCATTAGTAGATGGACCTTTTATAGTAAATGTTATTCCTTCACCATAACTATACTTTTCCGAAATTTGGGTAAAACATCCCTGATATACATGATTTAAATCCCAAATACCAGGACCATAATTAGTCCCCTTATGTAAGAAGAATGTGCCATATTGATAATCAATTCCGTTTATTGTCTGAACAAATTGAATAATTGCAAAATTAGTATCTTGAGGAGACTGTGCTCTATATGTAATAATTTTTAATGGATACCCTGTGGGCGTAGTGCTTGATGCATAATTGATTGTATGATAAAGGCCAGTGTTATAAGTTGGAAATGATCTTGTACCAGAATCTGAACTTGAATAATCAAGTCCATGAGTACCTCCCCAACCAAGAGCACTTTTTTGAGTATCAGAAGAAGTAGTATCATAACCAAAAGTTTCCCAAGCAATACCAGCACCAATATACATTTCATAATCGTTATCACTTCTCAAAGCAAAACCATAATATGTGGTTCCATAAGTTTTGGCAGGATCATTTACTAATTTAAGAATAGCTTTATTCTGATTAGTATATTTCTGATAGAAGTTTGACCCTGCTCCATAATTAGTTACTTTAACAGAAGGAACTGCATTAAATGCTGTTTGCTGATTGCTAGTAGCACTATTAACACCAAATGTAATATCATGTAACGGTGATGTACCACCAATAGCAGTGCCTGGAATGGTGAACACTTCATCGTTAGACCAACCACTAGTGTTAGATCCTACTACTTCAACAGCTGCTATGCTATTATTATAAGAGTCAATACTTATTCTTCTGGAAACACGAAATGTTGCTGCTGATCTAGATCCTGAAGCGGGAACTGTATAATCCCAATATGGACGATATACAGAAGATATATTGGTATTTGGAAGTAATGTAATAGTTCCTGTCATGGAAGAACTATTCTGCGAAACATAATAATAATCTCCTTGTAACCACCCATTAGTAGTAAAAACTACAACACCAGAAGTAACACCCTGATTAGTAGGCATGGTCCTATAAGACAAAGTTCCATAATTAGTAGTATTCAATACTTTGTTTGAAGCATATTGACCTGGAGATCCTGTCAAATAAAAATTTTGACCTGCTGCGTTTACATCAAAAGTAATAACATCTCCCAAATAGACTGAAATATTTGGGTTTGAAGTAGAAGTAAATCTAGTTAATCTTATAGAAGGAGTACTATAATTGTTTGTTATATCAATTGCAGTACCAGCATTAGCATTTGCTTCTGATGTAGCTAATTTTATTGAATCTGAATTAATAACAATAACATAATAAGTTTGATTATTAATTAAATTTCCCCCATTAATATTAATTGTAGTTGATCCAGAAAATACTACTGGCGTGCCTGTTGTTAGTTCATGTCTAGCAATTGTAAATGTATCTCCAGTAGAAATATACGTTGGTACAAAAAATTCTGTAAACACATAAGCAGAAGAACCACTTGCTGTTACTACATAATTTTTAGCGGCTGTAGTATATTGACCTGGACTATTAGTTTGACCGCCTCCAGCAAATCTCCAATTACCATCAAAAAATCCTCCATTATATTGTGGGTTATTAGTACTACCAGGAGGTAAAGTAGTCGTCAAAACTCCATTTACTTGAGACCCACCATGAAATCCAAGATTAGTAAAGGTCTCCTCAAGAGCATTCAGGACATTTGCTTTTGTCCATCCTGTGTTTCCGTTATTTACTTGAACAACGCTTTTTAAAATTGCCATCTTATGCCTCTAATCTAATTGCGGTAAGGGTTACAGTAATGGGAGTTGTTGAACCACTTCTGTTGGTAACAGAAAGATAAATGTTTGTATTAGGTACAGTATCATTATTAAATCCAATCACACCAGGAGTAATTAGAACTGTTTGTGCTCCAGTTGTCCTCACTTCAGTGATTACACCAGAACCAGCTACAGGATCTTGACCTTCGCTTCTGGTAACATCAGCATCTCTGGAGGCATCGTCTGTATAAACTCTGACCCATGCTGCTGCTGATGTTTGAATCTTCAATAAAGTATATGATTTATATCCATCTATATTTAGTTCTGTGGTAGTATTATCAGCAAGTGATGATGTAGTTCCTGCTAACTCCTGACGAGTAACTAATCCTCCACCGATACCACTAGCAGTTACATTTACAACACCATTTCCATCTATAGAAAGTCCAGCACCAATTTTTATACCACCAAGAGTTGTTGGTGTTGCCGCTGGTAAAACATAAGCACCAGGAGTTGCACTTAAAATACCACTTGCAGTAACAGTAATTGTAGTACCATCAACTCTAACACCACCTAAAACTGATGTGGTAGCAGTTGGAAGAACATATGCAGGAGGAATAACTGGTTTATTAAGAATCTGTGCTAATCCAGTAGTAGCATTCCAATCAGCATTTACTGGTGCAGTACTCTGAATAGTTGCTTTATTATTAATGCTATCCCATGAAATTGTAGTACCACCAGCACCTGCAAATTCTACACTATCAGTAATACCATCTGAAGGATCAAGGTTTAAAATTACTTGATTGCTAGTAGTGTTTGATCCATAAAAATCATAAAGAACTCCCCCACCACCTCCACCGACACCACTAGCAGTTACAATAGAATTAATTGTTTGACTATTTACATCATAGGTAAAATCAATACCAACACTAGTACCATTGATCAATGCTTGAGCAACAGCAGATCTTGCTTGAGCATCAGTATATGAAGTTATACCACTTAAAGTAGGTGATCTAAAGGTAACTGTGTTTTCATCTGTTCTCTCAACTAATAATCCATCAGCACCAGCAAATATTACATCGTCAGTACCACCATCAGAATCACCTAATCTAAATCTAACAGTATTACCAGTTCCAGTTTGTGATGAAATATTATATGTTCTCCCAGCAAATACTAATCTTTCTCCACTTCTAGTTAATGAAATACTACCTGTGGTTTCAAATTCTATGTCATCAGTAAGTCCATTTGAATCTGAAAGTCTAATTCGTTTTACATTACTCGTTATATCTTGAGCAGCAACCGAGTAAGTAGTGTCAGTATTAAGTTGAATGTCAGAAAGTTTTGCGAGTTGAATCCATTGTGCATTAGTCGCATAAAAAAGATTCCCGCCATTATCAGAGTATGCAATCGCACCCTTGTATTGTGTAGGATTTGGGAAGGTTGCTTGAGTGGAATAATAGAATGGAAGTAAATTACCTACTCCCGATGTCGTTACGATCGCACCAGAAGCAGTTACAGTTACAGAAGAATTCTTTAAGAGGTTCCCAGCAGTTCCATCAAATAAAACAATCGCAGTATTCGTAGAAGAAATAGGACCACTTACTGTTCCAGAAAGAACAGTGCTAATAGTAATCTCATCACCTGATCTACTGAGATCAATATTACTACCAGCAACTAAGGTTACATCATCTGTAGTGGAATCAGATCCAGTAAGTCTAATAATTTTTTTACCAGTGGTTCCATCTACCGCTGATACCCCATAAGTAGTATTAGTATCTGTAGCAGATATTCTTACTAATCTTGAAGCACTATCATAAGTAACGGTTGCTGCATTTTGTCCAGCAAATGTAATTGTCTGTGTACCAGATCCTGATCCACCAGCAGTCAGATCAATCTTAACATCATTTACAGCAAGTCCCCTACCACCAAAAGTATAAGTGGTATCCGTGTTATCTCTATTGCCCCAAGTAAGTCCACCACCTGTAGCACATAATACTTGCCCATCAAGACCAACACCAGCAGTTAAATTAATAGCCGCACCACTTAGATCTATGGTTTTGGTAGGAGCAATCTTGATACCTTGAGGGAAGGTTACTTGTGTTACTCCACTTGCTATAACCTCGTCAACATATATACGCGACATTAGCTAACTTAGATACTTTTTCTTAAAAGTATTTATAAAAAGAGCGGCTGACCCGATTTGAACGGGCGACATCTAACTTGGAAGGATAGCGTTCTACCACTGAACTACAACCGCAGGGTGGAGGGCGTCACTCCTCCGTGCTTAGGCTCGCCACCAATTTTGAGTACGAGAAAATTGGAAACTCGGCGGAGAAAGAATTTCCCCATCCGCACCAACGGCATTTGAGAGATGCCGTAAACTCATAATAGGGTCATATTGACTCCACCAGTACTTTTAAAGTCTCTCCGTGACTACGAGGGGGTTCCCGACCAGTGCTGTTAAAGTCCATCCGTGACTGAAGATATTATAGCACATATTTATTGATTTCGTCAAGCACATTTATTGAATTTGAATAATAAGATTTCCACCTATCAATTAATTCATCTCTACTGACAACATGCTGAAATCCTAAACCCATACTTTTATCCGTTTGCGGAATTCTGTTTTGAATTTGAAGTTTTCTTTGTAATACTTTTTCATTATAAGGAGCAAATCCATAATAAAAGATTTTTAAATCATTAGTTGAATATGGATGTGTTGAACCATGAGACCAATGCCTGCCAGTATCATAAACTACATTATGATTATGAATGGATCTTACTCCTCTAATATTACTTTCAGGTTTATTAAAATCTAATGCCTCTGTGACACTACAATGAAGTGGTATAGTAGTGTCTGGATATTCTTCTACTTCAGGATTAGATACAAAAAATAAAGACTGTACAAGATATTGTGATAGACCAACATCATCTTTCAAAATATTAAAATCTCCATAAAGAAATTCAGTGGTATTTAATGCTATCTTCCACCCAGAAATTTCAGACTCATAATGCATAATTTCTTGATCAACTTTTCTAGCATCAAAACAATCGTTTACAGTTGTCACAACTTTCCAATCAGGACAAATAGATTTAATAATTTCTACAGATTGATCTGTAGAATGATAGTCTATTAATATACCATGATCAAAATATTTCTTATGATGATTTAACCACCATGGAAGGAGATATTCTTCATTATAGAAATGAGATAATATAGTTTTCATATTAATTCCAGATTAGGAAAATATTTTAAAAATTTAATTGATCTATCGGTTCTATCTAATATTCTTTGTTTTATTTCATCAAAGAAATTCCAAGCAAGTGGAACCACACAAATTTTATTTTCCTCAGACAATAATTTATCAATTGAAGTTATGATAATTTTAGATCCAGGTGTATACAATCCTTGTTTTAATTCATTGTCATCAATAATATAATCCAATTCAATTTTAGAAAAATTTAAAAATGTGTTTCCTTTCGCCGCTGCTCCATAACCAATAACTTTATACCCATCATATTTTAATTCATTTACCTTATCAAGAGTTTGTTTTGATACTTGTTTACATAATTCAGAATATGAATTCATCATATCCATATTTAAATTTACTTCTTTTGAAATAAAATATTCTGATTTATCTTCTTTAGTTTTTGAAAGAACAAAAACAAAACTAGTTCCGTGAACTGGAGTTCTCTTTACATCTACTACATTTAATCCAGATCTTTTTGCAAGAGTGCAGAAAGACTTTACACTAAAGAAAGAAATATGCTCATGGTAAATTGTATCAAATTGATTATTGATAATCATATCAGCCTGCGATGTTTGTATAAAAATACATCCATCATGTTTCAATTTTTCCTTACAGGTTTCTAAAAATTGTTGAGGATAAGTATTATGTGCAAAAACATTTTGAGCAATGATAATATCAAACTCACAATTAAATTTTTGAATACTTTCTTCAGAAAGATAATCACAAACAATTGAATGTTTTTTAGAACTTTGCTGATACAAATTTTCAGCAGGGTCTATACCGAAAGTATCATATCCCTTTCTCTTATAGGAATCTAATTGAGAACCATCGTTACAGGCAATGTCTAATACATTTTTTCCCGTCACATAATTTTCGGTAAACTCAACAAACCAATCAAAATAATCTCTTAAAGTTTTAGTAGTTCCACTTACATACAAATAATCTCTGAACAACCTATCTGGATCTACAGCATGTGTTAACTGAACGTGACTGCAATCGTCACAATAATTAATTGCTAATGGAAAAACATCTTCTAGGTCATTAGGATCTTTTAAATAACTATTTGCCAGCGGTTGTGAATTAAGATCTAATATTAGATTTAAATTTGTGTTACCACAACACAAACAACTTTCTATTTTTCTGTACATAATTTTAAATTAAACAAGTCATCGTCAATTCTTGGAGCGAATAAAGAAAAATCTGATGTCAACAAGATATCTATAATAGTTTCAACAGTCTCTTTAAATTTAAAATCAAATGTACTTTCAAATTTTTTAGATGAGATTTGAAAATCATAATACTTTTGATCATCATCCATTTTAATAATTTCACAACCAGTTTTTTGAGAAACTTTATTTGCTACTTCTT